GTTCACGAAGAATAAGATCCGGGTTTTTGCGGGATTAGAGGTTGTTTTTACACTTCTTACTCGCAAGTACTTTTTGCCCGTGGTTAAATTTATTCAAGATCATGGTTTGGAATTGGAGTGTGCTGTCGGTTTGAATGCGTTTGGACCTGTTTGGCACGATGTCACCAAGTATTTAACGGTGTACGGGCCTGACCGCATGATTGCCGGTGATTACAAAGCCTTTGACAAAACTGCGTCTGCGAAAGCTATGATGTGTGCTTTTGAGACGTTAGTTGGAGTTGCTCGTCTTGCTGGATATGACGAATACTCCTTGACCATTATGGAAGGAATTGCAACAGAAATTGCGTACCCTGTGTACGAGTTCAATGGTGTAATCCTTCAGGCGTTCGGATCTAATCCGAGTGGTCATCCGTTGACTGTGATCGTGAATAATCTGATCAACAGTCTTTACCTTCGTTATGCTTATTATACTCTTCATGCTGGTGAAGATGTCCCCCTCTTTCATGAGCAAGTTTCGGCGCTCTGTTATGGTGACGATAACGTAATGGGTGTATCCCCCATGGAGACAAAGTTCACACATACTGCTGTTTCAAAAGTGTTAGGAGATGCTGGTATTACTTACACTATGGCTGATAAGACTTCCGAGTCTGTACCATTAATCAGCTTGAAGGATATCAACTTTCTGAAACGAGGTTTTCGGTATGAAGTGGACCTTGATCGCTATGTAGCTCCTATTGAGGAAGCATCGATTTCCAAGTTATTACACAACGTTAAAGGAAAGAAAGCCTCACCGGCTGATGTGTCGTTTATGGCGATACACACTGCCAATCGTGAGTTTTTTTTGCATGGACGCGATGTGTTTGAGGAAAAACGATCTCAATTGGAGCAAGTTGGTCGTCGGCACTTCGGTTCTCTCTTTGAGCTTCCTAGCTGGGAAGAATTAGTAAGAACTTTTGAAGATGACGACGCTCTTGATCAGTGCATAGCAGGAACTGAGGAATATGATGAAGAGTTGACACCACAGTCTGGCGAGTCTGTTGGCTCGTTGCAAACTATCTCTATACTAACTGATGATTTCTCGAATGTGTCAATGTCTAATGAGGAAGGTGAACTGATTGATATTCTTGTGCAACATCTTCCTAAGAAGCCTAAATATAGAAACCATCGCTTCCTGGACTTTGGCGAAATGGACCTCATGTACAACCTCGGGGTCCCTGGAACGACAGGTAGGAAAATGCCGAAAGGTATCGTTAATATTGAGACGAAGATTGTAGGTGATAGTAAAACTCGTTTCACAATGGTCTGTAGGCAAGCAAGGAAATATGGAAGGATTATGCACATTTTGACTGGTTTCACAGTGTATGCTTGTGTGGCGACCGAGCACGGTGTCACACTTGTGAAAAAGTATGGTGGCGGAAATACGGTACAACACAGCGAGCTTGATGTAGCATTTCTCGACTTCATGGCGTATATTGCGAAGCGAGATATCTTAGAAAAGCGCTTGTTGTGTTTAGAATCAAAGCGTAAATCGAAAAGCCAGAAAAAGAAGAAGACCAGTTAGATGGTCTCCGCCCTTAGGTGGGGGCGTTATAAATACACCAATAGGCGTTGGGAATACGCCTAGTCGCTAAATTCCCCTTTGAGAGGAATATACCGCACAGCTTGTTCATTGGTATCCAAAACACCAATTAGTTGTGGACAGGACTCTCATCGTAGGTAACGTTTTGTGTGTCCCTATTTAGGGAAGGTCTCGCCGGCCAAACAACGTGGGCTCTCCGGACACCTTTAACCCGAGGTGTTACGTGAAAATAGTGGGGTTACTAATTGTCTATTATCTATATTTATTATTCCGTTCAATGTATTTGTAAATATGTTCTGTTGTACAAAGAACGGTGAGAAAAAACCAAATAATGGCCTGAAACCGCAGTCAGGCAGTGTTGAAGAACAGGTGGTGTGGACCACAGAGTGGTCCGACGTGTTCTGTACGCACATCTTATTCGAGCAACCAGATCTCGAGCCACAATCTGGTAGTGATCGTCTCGCGTTTACGATCACGACTGCGAGTGATAGCGAAAAATCGCAGATTGTCTCCTTTTCGGATAAGGAGGCGAGTTATGCCTACGAGGTGCCGACTACAATCGATCCAACTCGTATGAATACAGACTCTAATGATGCTGATCTTGGGAATTTCTTTTCCCGTCCGATTAAGATCGCATCGTATCAATGGGGAACCGGAACCACTTTGTTTCAAGACTTCAACCCTTGGTCCTTGTACTTTCAGAATCTACGAGTGATTAATCGCATTGTTAACTTTAATTTAATGCGAGCTACACTCAAGGTGAAGATCATGATCAATGGTAACGGTTTCTTTTACGGTCGAGCAATTGCTTCGTACCGTCCATTGCCTGCCCAGGATCAGGTGACTGTTAATCGGTCACCATTTGTGTATGACGTTGTGGAAGCGTCTCAACGTCCGCATATCTACATTGATCCATGTTACTCTGCAGGAGGTGAATTACACTTGCCATTTCTTTGGTATCGTGATAATTTAAATATTCCTCTGGAAGAGTATCAGTATATGGGCAATATGAATATTCGTTCGATTAATGCATTGAAGCATGCAAACGGTGCCTCTGAGTCGTGTACGATTTCGGTCTTTGCATGGGCTGAAGATGTTGTTTTGGCTGTTCCGACAACATCTGAACCTGGTGCGCTTGCTCCTCAGTCTGGTGGGACTGATGAGTATGGGACTGGACCCATTTCACGACCTGCAGGTATTGTTTCACGCGTTGCCGGTATGCTAACTGCTGCGCCTATGATAGGACCTTTTGCTAAGGCAACAGAGTTAGCAG